GGCCCTGGTAAGCGAAACCGGGCAGGCCAGAACCTTCAGCCAGTTTGAAGAGGCTGCTAAAGCAATTAATGAGAAGTACAACCGCAACTGGCTGTTAACCGAGTACAACCAGGCAATTGGATCGGCCACGATGGCGGCACGCTGGAACGACTTTGAAAAGAACGCCGATATAATGCCATGCCTGCGCTACAGCACAGTTGGCGATAAGCGCGTTAGAGATTCTCACGCGGCGTTGGACGGCGTTACCCGGAAGATTACCGACGAATTCTGGAATACTTACTTCCCGCCCAACGGCTGGGGTTGCCGATGCTCAGTTGACCAGCTCCCGGGTTCAAAAGTGAATGAATCGAAGAGCGCCCCCGCGGTTGCAATTCCTGATATGTTCAAAACTAACCTGGCAAAGGCCGGGTTGATTTATCCTTCAAGGCACCCATATTATATTGGGCTCCCGGACGATGTCAAAAAAGCCGGGATAAGCCAGAGCCGCAGGACATCTGCCAACGAGGCAAAAACATGGGCTAAGGCAAATATTGAAATAGACCTTGGGCTAACTACGAAGGTTAGTAAAAATGAATTTGAAACTTTAACGGTTAGACGTGGAGATATTAAAAGCATCACGGGGAAACCGCATAAATACTACGAAAGTGTAGCGGCTGTTTGCAAAAACCTTGGAGGGGTCGTAAAAAAATCAAAATATGTTGATTGGAGCTACGATGACGGGAGCCACCCGTTTGTGGTGAAGTGGTACTATTATGAAATCAGGCTTTGTGGAGAACCTTCATGGCTGAATGTGATGGAGACAAAAAAAGGTGAATTCAGAATTCACCACATATCGGACAACTTCGATAAAAGCAAGTTGATAAAAAAACAGAAAGCCCCCTGAGTCATCTAGCCGGCTTTGCAGACCGGAGTGCCAAGGGGCTTTCTGAAGCACAAATATACAACACTTTTACCAAATTGAGTTAACCAGGATAAAAAATTATGGACGGACAAGCAAAAGTAAGCTTAATACTTGAGCTCAAAAACCGGATGACCACCGGGCTTACACGGGCTAAGCAGCAATTGAACCAAAACGTGCGCGACATGAAAGGCTCTCTTGACGGGCTTAAATCAAAGTGGACTAGCCACTGGAGCGACATGAAGAACCAAATGCCAGGTGTTGGAAATGCCATTGGCTTGCTTAAAAACCCGCTCACGCTTATTGCGGGCGGGCTCGCTTTAATTGGCATAAAAGCCAGGCAGGCCATTGCGGAAGCCGAGCGCTTCAGCGAGAAGTGGCGCGAAGTGGCTATGCTCAATATTGATAAGCCAGCACGAGAGATGGAAAAGCTGAAGCGGGCGACCTTCGACACCGCTTATACTAAAGGCTTTGACCATACCAAAACTGCTGAAGCAATGTTTGATGTTCAGAGTGTAACCGGCAAGTTCGGCAAAGAGGTTGATTTGATTGTGCGCAAGCAAGGTGAGTTTTCCCAAGTTATGAAGGCCGATTTTAACAGCTGGATTGCCGGTACCGGAAAAGCTATGGCCAACTATGGCTTCGGAGCTGAGCGGCTCGATGAGTTTAACCGGGCGGCTTTTGCAACTGTTAAAACCGGGGTTACCACCTTCGACCAGCTCTCGCAGGTAATGAGCGTTTATGCCGGTGCGGCTTCGGCTGCAAAGCAGGATTTTAGCGCGGCAAACAAGATGTTTAGTCTATTTTCTGTAAAGGTTAAAAGTGTTGACGAGGCGGCTACGCTTACAAAATCGCTTTTCAATGACCTTACAAAGGAAACAACCGTTAAGGCTTTTGAAAATATCGGAATCAGCATGTATGACAACAATGGCAAGTTTCGCCAGGCTGATGCTATTCTGCTTGACCTGAATAAAAAATTCAGGGAGCTTGGTAATAACGACAGCGCAATTATTGCGCTAAAAAACCAGTTCCAGGGCTCAGAGGGTTTAATTTCCTACATTCAAACGGCGATGGACAAAACCGGGCAGCTTCAGGGCACGCTTTCATCATTCGACGCCACTGAGCTGGGCATGAACAAAGCCTTCGAGATTGCTAAAAACGATATCAATTACATCAACGAGCAGCTTGAGAATAAAACAAAAACGCTGATGGCAGAGTTTGGCACAAAGCTATTGCCAATAAAAAGCTTCTTTCTGCAAACAGGAGTTAGTACGCTTGATGGTCTAAAGGATTTCTTTACAGGTACCGGGCGCAAAACGGAGCAGTACCGAAACCAGGGCGCCTCTGATGCTCTGGAGGCAATTCCTGAGCTGGCCAATGCACTTACCCTAACCAACTCTGAGTTTAGCAGGCTGGGCGAAATAGTGAATTCGTATAAAGACTTTTATGGCAAGATTTCGGAGGATAACCGGGCTTATGAGCATCCGTCAAACAGGTTATTCAATGCAACCGGCTTCTATGAATTTCAGGTTTCTCAGGGGGCTCTAAAGGCAATAAGCGATATGTGGAATGAGGCGTTTGATAAACGAAGCGACCCGTTCTTTACGCCACTGGCGCCAACCACCCCCGGGGGCACTCCTGATCCGAACGCCGGTTCAACCTCCGGCGGCGGCTCATTATCGGCCAGCACCAAAAACATTACCGGGGCTTCGCAGCCGGTTAAAAACGTTACTGTCAACATCGACAGCTTTGTAAAGGGCGGCATTAACACCCAGCACACCAACCTTCAGCAAATGGATGAACGCCAGCTGGAGCAGTGGTTTAAAAATATGTTCCTTCGCGTTATTGCTAATATGGAAACATCATACCAGTAATGAGCGACACCAGGGATTTTGATTTGAAAGTTGAGCGGGTGGCCAACGCCATCAGGGGAATTCCACGCCGGGCGGCTACGCTTGCTGTTAACTTCAGTAAAGATCGCTTCAGGGCGCAAAACTGGGTTGACCATACCACGCAGCCCTGGAAGCCTCGGAGTACAAAAACATGGCGAAAAAAGGCGGAGCGACCGGGCCGCGCAATACTTGTTAAAAGTGGCAGGCTAAGGCGAAGCATCAGGGTGATTTCGGTATCAGCTGAGCGCATAATAATTGGTACCGACGTTCCTTACGCCGAGGCGCATAACGACGGCTTCAGGGGCAAGGTTAAGCAGCTGGTGAAGAAGCATACCCGCCGCAGGTATGGCCGGGTTTCGTCAACCAATATCGAAACCCGCAAAACATCAAGCCGGCGGGGCATGATTGGCGAGATCACCGTTAAGGAGCATGAAAGAACCATCGATCAAAACATTCCGCGCCGCCGCTTTATTGGATCATCGGCGGTGCTCAATAGTCAGCTTGAGCGCATGATCACAGTTGAAATAGTAAGGGCATTTAAAAACAGTTACTAACCTAACAAGAAGAAAATGGAAGACCAGGAATTAATTGAAATTTTGAAAGGCATACTTGGAAATGAGGCATTTAATACTAATAACATGCAGGTTCCTGATGCCGTTTCTAAGTTGGCAAAAGCGGTTAATTATTTAGCCACTCACATGGATACAGCCGGTAAAATTTCGGTAAATGACGAGGTAATGGAATATGTCGATAGCTGTATTAAAATTGTAAAAGAAATACTAAAGTAAAATAACATGGAACTAGTTTACAACAAAATTGTTGAGGTATTCAACGCGCACCCCGAGGTGTTTACAGAACGGAGCCTACCGGTTCCGCGCACTATTGATATTGACATGGGACAGGCCGAAGACCCGGAGAGCTTCGAAATATTTTTGCCTGGCATATTCGTAAACTGGGGCACCAGCCCGGGAACGGACGGCCCCGATATTTTAACACTTGATGTTTCGGTACTTCAGGAGCCGGGAGCCGGGACTGAAAGCTTCGGCGAAAGGATTGCCGAGGGACTGGAATATATGAGGCTTTTAAAGGCAATTAAATACCTTTTAAATAAGCTTTCAACAGATGAAACCAGCCCGCTTATGTATGCCGGTGAGCGGCCAGCGGCAACCCCGTTTTTCAAATATCACATAATATCTTATAAATGTGGTATTGATCAGTACACCGATACCATACACCGCCCACAAATGGCCGATGGGTCAGCCGAGAGCCTCCGGATCACCCAAGGCCGGGTTAAGATTAAGCCGCTTGATGATACGCCGGTGATTGAAACCTATTAGCATAAAAAAAGGCTAGCAGATATGCCAGCCTTTTTTTATGTGTTAGTTAGCGATAATTACAGTCGCAACTTCCATTTGTCTTTAATCTGTCTAAGTCGTTTCTGCATATCCCAACGTTGCTCACCTCTAAGTCCTGTAACAGCCTCGTTTGTCATTTCTAAAGCGATATTTCTAACATCAGCATCGGAGTAACTATCGCTAACATTAAATAAAACACATAACTCGGTTTGTGCTTCTTTTTCAGTTATTTCTCCGTTGCGAAGTTTGTCGCTTATTTCTAATATTATTTTCTTCATATCGTTACGTGTCTTATTATTTGCGTTATTACTACTCACTCCGCTTTCGGTTGTTTGTCCAGGGAATCATGATAAACAACATTAACGTTAATATGACAATAATTGTTGCCATCTCGCCGAGCTGTGAGGCGATAAATAAAAATAGAAAAATCATAAAGACTATAATTATAAAGTCTCTGATCAGCCTCAAAATCTTGTCTCCGTTCATAGTTTTTGTTTTTTAATTGGGTGTAAATTTAAAAAAGTTTCATTTGGTTCTTTGCAATTTCTCCGGCTGGCTCACCGGTGGCCAGTCTTTTAAGCTCAGCCTTTGCATTATGAGCAAGGTATTTGTAGTAAGTGCCCCGCGAAATTTTAAACCCCGGGTATATAACGTTAATGTAAACCCACTCTTGTTTGACGCCGCGCTTTGTATGCTCAAGCGTTATATCCTGAATTTGTACCATTTTTTCGAGCAGGTTTCTTTTGTTATACGCCATAGTTTACACGGTTTGTTTGTCAATTTCGCTGATGATAAAAAATGCCAAGTTGTTCTCGTATTGTGCGAATTCCGCGAACTCGGTACTGTCCATCACGTCATAGAGGGCCGCCGCCTCGGGTAGGGAGAGTGAGAGCTTCACCCGCTCGGGGTTGCGCATCATTTTTAAACGTAACTTTTCAGCGAGCTTGTAGCACTCATATAATTGAGCAAGCTCAAACACCCCGCGCGGGCGGGCCTTGTTCACGTGCATCGACATTATGACGGCAATACTACCCAGTTGCTGGCGGGTTAGCTTAATCTTCACCTTTTGTAGCGCTGCGCTAATGCTTTGCAGCGCCGTTTCTGGCATGGTGTGCGCCGGTGCAAGCCGGTTGTAGGGGGTGAGGTCTTCCATGTTATTTGAATAAGTCAAGTTGCGTTTTTTTATTTTTCTTCCAGGCTTTTGCGTTAAATTGTGCTCTTAGGGTTACTTTCTTTAATGCTTCCATTTGTTCAATTTGTTTTAAAAAGTGTAATCTTTAAAGGTTAGCTGAACATCAGCTTTGATGTTGTATTTCTCAAGCTCTTTCAAAATCTCCTGCTTTAGTCGCTCCACATCGCTTGAGTAAATCTCACATTCAACAGTAGCATCGGGCTGCAGGTGCAATGTTATTCGGGTGATCTTCTTTATATTCATTAGTAAACTTTATTGGGCTTGTAGTAATCAGTAATCGTGTCCGTTTTACTCACCCACGCATCACACTTGCTTGAGTAGTGATAACTTGTCGGGCTGCATGATGTTATGCAAAATAGGATGATCAAAGCTATTAGTGTTTTCATGTTGTTTGTTATTTTTAGTTGTATTTTTTAGCGTTATGAAAACTAATTCGTTACGCATAATAACAAGTTATCTACAAGGTGGCACTACGTCCGTCAAAAACAACCACCATACTATCCTTTGTTCCGCTTTGTGTTTTCCCGTGTTTGTTGAGTGGTAGGTAAAAATTACCGTCTTTATCCAATTTCCCAAACTTGATTCTACCCCTTATAAATTCTATTTCTGTTGCGTTCGGCTTTATCCAGTCGTGAAATAATTCTGTTGAAGTTGATACAGGAATCAAGAAAACACAAAGCTTACCTTTCTTCATTTCCTCAACTCCTTTCTCTACAAACGCCTCTTTTAGCTTTCTGCTGTATGGTGGATTTACAAAATTCCTCTCACCCCATTCAATACTTAATCCATCAACTACTTCGCCTTCACAATAAGGACAAGGATCAAAATCGAAATTAAATCGCTCATCCAATTCCTTATAAAAGTAAGGAGGCGTAGCGTAGTTGTCGTCATTATTTATATGTATTTTTCTCATAATTCTAAATTTTGTTTTTCATAGCCCGTGCCACCCAGTAGATAACACGGGCTAAAAATGCATTAAAACGTCATTTTAGCCCCATCCGTTATGCGTAATGCTACCGACTACCATAAAGTCATTTGTGCTATAAAATTTTTAAACCTTGCTTCCTGCTTATCAAAATAATCCTTATCAATTTCGCAGCCAACAAAATCCAGCCCTGCTTTATGGCAAGCAATTCTACTACTACCCGACCCTAAATGAGTATCTAAAATCACATCACCTTCCTTTGCGTAATTTTTTAAAATCCACTCATACAAAGCAACGGGTTTTTGTGTAGGGTGTATTCTAATCTCTTTATCTTTCATATTCTGTTGTAGCATACCATTCCAAGTATATTCAAAAACCCTTACACTTTTATGTGTGCTACAAATTGCAACTTCCGCTTCACCAAATGCAGTCCCGTTTTTTTGCCAAACAATCACACCACCGCAAAGTCCTAAAAAATTACCGCCCCATACGATTTGATTTTTAGATACTCTTTCCAACTCAATGTAGTATTCGTCATCAGGTGCAATGTTTTCAAACAGCTTGTAATTTGTTCTTTTGGTTGCTTGCTTGCCCTTCTTTTTGTTGTCTGCTAAGCCTATTGCATCAATATTACCGTATGGTGGGTCAACGATAGCAAGGTTAAAAAATTTATCAGGGTATCGTTTCATAACAGCGATACAGTCCTCATTGAAAACCGCACTACGCATAACATCGTGTATAGTGCATGGCGGGTTCGTGCCAATTTGTAAGTCCGTATTTCGTTCAATCATTATCGTTAATTTGAAAGTTAATCACTCGTATTCCGCCACGACACCATACACGCAGCCGTTACCAACAAGCGGGTGAAGTCCATCTAATCAACTTCGGTGGGTGTGCGAAGAAAAAAAATAAAAACCCCACCCGCTTTGCTTTTTTCAAAAGCATTTAGAATCTAAGAGATACTTTTTCACGGCTTCTGAAATTGTAAATATCCTCAATCATCAATTTATATTGAGTAACATTAGCACAATGCTGCATGGCTGTCGGATTTGCGTTTAATCGTTCAATAAGTTTAGCATGATTGTAATATTCTATTTTAAAAATTCCATGCATAGCAGCAACAAATGTTGGTCTATTGTATCCATCGTAATATGGTTTCACCATCATTATTTTTTCTGCTAATTCAACAGAGTTTTCATAATCAGGAATAATTAAATCGCCTTCCTCAAAATATTTCACGGTATATTTCCCACTTTTATTATTTGTAAATTCTCTTCCATAATCAGTTGCTTGTTGTCCTGATTGCCTATCAGTTAATAGTATTTCACAAACTTTAATTCCAAATTCTGGAAATCTTCTCATGAAGTTTCTGAATTTTATATACTCTGGATATTTCAAATCACAATAGGCGTGTAAATAATCTTCTTTTCGCCAATTTTTCATATTGGTATTCAAAATCTGAACTTCCCTAAGCCCGTAACCATTACATGAAATGTAATTTATTGGAAGCCCAAGTTCTTTGGCAGCTTCAAATCTGTGCTGCCCATCAATAATTTCATTGTTTTTGTTAATCAAAATAGGGCTTAACAAGTAGGATTTTTGAAAACTCTCTTTTAGCCTTTTTACGTGTAATTTGTTTACGTGTCGATTACCTTCTAATGTTCTGAACATCGAGTAATCATTGGTCTCATTGACTTCATTTACTACTTTCATTTTATTTATGTATTAAAATTTTGGGTACTCTATTAAGAAGTTTTCCCCATCCCTTCGTTTTTATTTTTTTTGTGTTTCAATCCAACATTCTGCGTTAAAATCCGCCAGTTGGTAACATGCGGTATATTTCAGTTTGCCAATAGCGGTAGTGGTAACTCGATAAGCCGTACAAGGCAAACCGAAAACATACCGCCAGCCGTTATCAATCAATTATTCCACAGCTCCGCATTCAGGTAGCTCTCAGCGTACTTCTTTGAAACTCCATTTGGTATGCTGTTTTCGTACTTAGCTATAAAGTAGTAAGCCTTTGCCTGGTCGGTTGCGCTCAGCCGGATCCACTTTGCCAGGGACTTTTTACGCGAGCTCCTGAGCTTTTCGTTATAGCGATTCCAAAACAGATCAAAGGTGACCGTAAAAGGTATTTCGGTGATCTTCGCGCTGATGCTTTTTGATATCAGGTTTTGAAGCTCAGCTAAATCCCTGGGGAGGCTCTTAAGTAGGAATACTTGCTGTGTCTCGCTCAGCTGGGCGCCGGTTGTGTCAAACGATTCGAGCAGGCTCCAATCATTGAATACAAACATCACTTCACCTGTAAATGAGTCGCTGGTTAATGAGTATCTTTTCATTGCCCGCCCCCCCTGAATTTACCCACGTAAATATTAAGCTCAGGGATATCCATGTTCTTAGCAATTATAACTTCGAGCATTGCGCCTTTGGAGGAGTCCCATCCGGGCAGCTTAATAATGGATCCGCACTCAAGAAGCCTGTTAATGCATAGCTTCATTGCTTCACGCCAGGGAGTTTCCGCAGGCACAAACTCAGTTGGGTTTACCGGAACCATACCGATTTCCTTAATCATTGAGGCGGCCTTTGCAAAAGCTGCAACGGCCTCCTCGCGATTAATGCCGGTAACCGGGCCTATGATATAGATTTGTTTATTCATTGATTAGTAGTTTATTAGTAAAACAATTGAAAAAATTTCGAGTACGAAAATTGCAACAAATAGGGAAAGCCCAATCCTATAATCTCCCCTGTCTTTCATATTGATTAATTTATGTGTGAGTAAATAATTGCAAGTGTGATGAGAACCAAAAGCAGTATTGAGATGAAAAAACCGTATCCCTTCAGCGGCCCTCTTCTTATCAGAAGCAAGCTTATATTGCCGTGGCAGTTTTTGAATTTCTTACCGCTCCCACAGTGGCATAGCTCATTTCTGCGCATCATTTGCTTAGCATGTACAAGCGAGCCGTTCGACGTCCGCTTGTACATGTTTGTAGCGTAGTATCCCCGTTTTTGCTTCATTTCGCCGGGGTACTTTTGTTCTCACTCTCTATAATTTCATCCCTGAAGAAGTTAACCGGGATAGATGCAAAAGTCAAAACGATTGCCTGATCCTTTTGCATCGAATCCTTACGGTAAAAGCTAACTGAGTAGGATATTTCACGAATCCGGAATGACTCTTCATACAGCTGTATAGCTTTATGCCAGCGTGGATCATCGTAGTTGTCTTTAATGCTGATCAGGCTTGCTATCCTGCTCGGTATCAAATCACCCTGTTTGTTACGCGCCATCAGGGCGTTAATAGTTCTATAGGTCTGCAAATCTCTCTTCTTGATTTTGTCTTCCAGGAACTCTTTCAACAGCTCCTCAGCCATCGATGCGCGCTCATCATATTCCGGTACCGAGTTTCTGTCAAGCGAAACCATTTCGCCGCTCTCCTGATGCCTCAGGGAGAAGCCGCCTTTGGAGTTTTTGCGAATTTCGCCATACTCGTTTGCCATTTCCCTAAACTCCTCTAGTGCGTCAATTGCATACTGCTTAAAGTCGCGCATTTGTGCATTAAGTACTGCGGCACGGGCCACAAGCTGAGCCGTAAGCATGTCGCGGGATGACTCGTAGTGCTTTCTCCTTTTCACTTTTTCGGCACGTTCCTCTTTTTTCTTTTCAGCGAGGTAAGCCTCCAGTTCAGAGGTTGGAATTTTGCTTAAATCAATTGTGTTTTCCTGCATTGTTTTTAAATTATTGGTTCGACAATTACTTCAATTTTCTTTGTGACTTTTACGTCACCCGTTCCAAGGCATACGGGGCATTGTACCACGGTTGATGCGCTCATGTTGCCGAGAAGAGTAATAAGGCCAGCTCCCAGGCAGTTACGGCAAACATCATAATACTTATTATCCCAAGTGTTCTGGCCGGTGCGGCTTACGGTGTATTTTCTGTATTCCATAACCTAAAGGCTTAACCGGCAAACCGGTGATATACGGTAATTCATCTCATCGCTGGTGATGGTATTGTCAGAGATCTGCTTTTTCAGGTTCTCAACCTGAATCATCACGGTGCTGCGCTCGCGGTAGCGCTCCTCAATGTTCTCAGCTGTGAGGCCGGTTAACAGTTCGTCGGCTTTTTTTGAGAGCCGCTCCAGCTTGTCAACGGCTGGCTTGTAATATGGATACTTCAGCATAGTTTCTAAGATTAAAGGTTTGCGTATTCGATTTTTGCGTTGAATGATGGGCAGGCTTTTGCCACTCCCGGGAAATCGCGGTGGCCCTGGATAATCGCCTTAGGAAACTTCCGCTTTAGCTCTTTTAACAGCGAAAGCATTGACGCTTTTTGTTGCGGGGTTCTGTTATCAACGGGCACATTGGCGGGGGTTACTCCTCCCAGATAGCAGATGTTTATAAGGGTTAAGTTCCTTCCGGCCACCCCATTGCTTACGTTTTCAATGTCTAAAAGCTTAACCATTTCGCCGTTGGCCTTAATGATGTAATGATAACCGGGCGACCTCCATTTACGCACCGTTCTCCAATAGTTCTTAATGCTTTCGATTGTGGTATTTTGTGGCGTTGCGCTGCAATGCACTACTAAATGTGTTATGTTTCTCATGTGCTTTTAGTTTAAAAGTTTCTGCCGGTTGATTTCAGCATCTGCATGCTCTTTTTTTGCGAGTATTGAGCGCAGCTTTTTTTCAAGCACGTTCATTTCATCGCTGCTCATATTGAACATCAGCTTTCCGGCAATGCGGGGCTGCAATAAATAAGCGTTTACAGCTGCCCAATCGCCGTTTGTGTTATAGATGCCCAGCTTATTCAAAAGGGTAAGCAAAAGGCCTCTCTGGCGGCGTACGTGCTCGCTTGCCGGGGCCCGATTGCTATAGCGGTCAATCAGCTCATCAAGATGCTCAACACTCAAATCAGCCGTGCTGGTTACATCGTAGCTCTCGAGTATTGCATCGCGGTACTGGTCAATACCCAGCTTAATCCAAATTGCCCGGAGGCGGCGCACTTTTGCGCTCTTGATTGAGTTTCCCATATCGGTGATATTTATATCGGCGCCGCTCTCGAGCAGCCTCTGAAATTGCACTTCAGCCTGTTGACCGCGAAACCCGCCAAAAGGCTTACCGTTTCGCTTAATATTGAGTATAAGCGCGTTCGGGTCATACTCATAAAAAATTGTGTCAGTTGCTTTCATTTTGAGTTTTTAAAATGTTAATCCCAGTACTTTGCGGCTCCCTCGCTCCAAATTGTGAATGTTCCGCCGTTTGGCCCAATATATCGGCCCTTGCTTATTGCCTTGTAACCCTCAATCCAAATTTTCAAACCGGAGTCATACATGATCTTTTTTGCAGCTCTGCCCTCCGGTAGTTTACCCTCAGCATGTGATATAAAAATTATGAGCTTATCGCGATGCCTTTCCTTAAATGCCTTGTACTCGTTGTATGTGAGTCCGGCGTATTGCAAGCTATCTATCACGTAAACTCCAGGCGCCTTATGCTTGCTCATTCTCTCTTCAAGCTCTCTTATTGACTCGCCTTCAATCAGAATCACCCGGCGCGCTACATCAATCATTCCTATGCGCCTGAATGCCTCCTGCATTGTGTGTGTGCCGCCCTCTTCAAGTGAGTTATAGGCAACCGTTGTAAATCCTGCCAGATACTTGATAAGCTGAAGTACAAATGATGTTTTACCGTTACCTGAGTTACCCCATACAAACCAAACACCTTTGTTTTCCGGCCTGTCAAAAGCCTCAAACCATTCACCAGTAAATTCAAAGAGCTTGTATTTTTTTTTGTATAAGTCAGCTACGGAAAGCGCCCTGGTCTTTTTGCTTTTCTCCTTAATAACCGGAGCGCTTTCCCGCTTGCTTCTCAGTGAGGCAGTCGGCATATTTAGACGTTAGGCATATTCAACATTGTGCGGATTAGGTTTTCAGTTAATGGTTGGCCAGTGCGATCTGCCTCGCGCAGGGCGGGTACCAAAACATCATGAAGCTCGCCGTAATTTTCGCAGTTCTCACGGATGAACTTACCAATTGTGGGGTCGCTTATCATGCCGTTTAAAAACTGTTTAAAAGTGCGGTCAATGGCTGGAAGTGGGCGAATACCAAATTTTATGCGGCGGTAAAGCTGTGGAATTCCGTCCTTATCTTTTTTCCTGAGCCTGTCAAGGTTGCGGATCAGCTGGGGTGTTCCCATCAGCACAATCGATGCATTACCGCTCAGGTTGTCATAAAGCTCCTTCATGTTGCAAAGAGCAGGTTGGCGCATGTACTCAGCCTCATCAAATATAAGCGTCGGCTTTAGCCCCTCACGCTTCATATCGTGCATTTTACGGGCGATTGATCTAAGGGTGCGGCTCTTTGTTTTCTCAATAGGCAAGTGCAGCTTTTCGCACGTTTTTTCAAGCAGATCACCAATGTTATCCTGGCTCGAAACGGTTACCACAAAAACGTCCATCGGGTAGCCTTTGGCGAACATAGAGCCTACGTAAGTTTTACCGCACCCGGTATCGCCAATTATCACATTTGTATAGCCAAACTGCCGGGCATCCTCAAGGGTTGCAATTATCCTTTTGAACTGTGCTGTTGGAACCGGCTCCCAGTAAGTTTTTATCAGCTTGTAACCGATCAGCTCAGCCAGCGACTCAAAGTACTTGTCTGCAATCTCAACACTATTGCCGGCACCAGCCGCAACCGTGTAGTTACCCTGGCGAAGGTTGCTGATGTACGATCCGCTTACACCGCTCTTTTTTGCAACGTCTGATGCCGACATATTGTGATGTGTCATAAATGACTCCAGCGCGGCGATAATTGATTGTTTTACTTCCGTTTTCATAGTAGATTATTGATTAAGGAATTTTGAAATGTCAATTTTTGAATCAAGATATTCATCCTGCTCCTGTGCCCAGGTGCGGGCCTCTGCCAACTCGGCCTTTTTGTTTTGTTTGTCGAGCACCTTGCGGGCCGCTCCAATTCGAGCCGCAGATTTATTGTTTTTGTGCTGGCCGTTCGAGTCAACCAATATGAGTTTTGCAAGTGTGCCCTCAAGCTGTGGGTTGTTTTCAAAAAGCTCTGAAACCTCATTATAATCGCGCTCCATGCTCTCCATTATTTCGCCCTTAAGGTTTTTGTTGAAGCCCCTTATTTGCTTAAGCTGATCACTGTCACCCTCTTTGCGATCGCGCAGGGCCATTGGCTGTACGTACTTTTCCTCAAGCTCAAACCGTAGTGATCCGTCCTTTGATCTCGCTAAAATCTTTTGTGAATTCCCTGGCTCATACATCACCACCCAATCAACCTCGGCATGTCTGCGGAAATTCACGTCAAACGTATCATACTCACGTTTTACTCCGTCAATGGTAACCAGCAGCCCGGAGGCGCTAAGCCTGTTTGTAAAGCCGGTTGTTTCACCCAGCATGTACATGTACTCGCTGAACTTGATCACATGCTTATCCTCATCTGGCATTGTGTTGAAAGCGGCTATATACTTTTCGCGCTGCTTAGCCCTCTCGGCCTCAATCATTGAGCTAATCTGCAACCGGCAACCAAACTCATCAGGGAATGAATTGTGAATTTTGTTAAGATACTGCGCGTTGGGCTGTGATTTCGCTTTTGCCGTTATACCGAAGCCCGACCAGTTAGGCTGAAACTGGCAATACTTTTTGTTGAGATGCTTAAAATAAGGCTCAATAGTTTTAGCCTTTGCATTGTGTACCCGCGCTGGGGTGTAGTAGTCTGAAATGGCCTCGTAAATCGGCGTGAGCTTCTTTTTGCCGTAGTTATCAGTCTGAAGCTGCAATACCTTGTAATGTTCGCCGAAAAGCTCCTTGGTATGCACTATCGCGTTACGCATTGCCTCCTTAATGAGCTGCGGGGTTTCGTGAGTGCCGATGGCGTAACCGATCGGGTACTTATGCGACGGGTCAAGTATAATAACTGCCGTTAACCTGTTGTGATAAGTAGTGCGGGAATTTCCGGCCTGGTCGGTTTCGGTTTTTTGGTAAAGGAGCTCCACGTCCCATCCGTCAGCAGTCCAGTAGTAGAGTGGCTGAGTTGGTGCAGAGCGCTTAACAAGCATTGCCTTGTTGTTATCAAAGGCTATTTCACCCCTGCGGCCTGAGAAGGTTTCGAGGCCCCACTTCTTTTTGTAATTTGCCACGGTGGCGGCTGTTATACTATCCCACCCAAGCGACTGCGCAACGGTGTTGTAAATTGACTGGATTTGCCCATTGTCGAAATTGTTATGCTTGCGGAGCAGCTGGCGAATTGTAGCCTCCTGCTGTGGGTCAACTATGCGGGCGGCGTTGGTGTTTAGGAACTTTCCTGAAATCAGGCTCACGTATCCGCTGGCCTTGTACATCTCAAGCCTTTGTTTTAGCCTGATGGGGTTTTCAGGTAGGGTATGGCCGAGGGCTTCTTTAAGCTCCGTGGCTGCATCGGCCAATTCGCTCCACGATACTTTTGTTTTGTTGCCGAGGGCTTTCTTCAGTGCGCGGCGATCGTTAAAAACCTTGTTAATCGCGTTAAGCACGCTGGCATTTGCCGAGTACTCCTGTTGTTTTTCCGGCTTCAGGTTGATATTGTCGGCAATTTCGTAAATCGCGAAAAATGAAATCGCTTTATAGTCTGGCTCTATCAGGTTTTTGAGTGAATATTTAGGGCCTATTGCCCGGGGATCACCACATTTTTGAATATACTTCTCACGGATGTCGGGGCGCAGTAAATCCCAGCTTAAAAGTGCGGCGCCTGCCGGCGAGCCACGTCTCAGCCTGACATGTGGATGTCTTAATACATATTTGTCATAAGCCGAAACCGTAATAACCGGGTTGTCCCCATCGGTTATCTCCGGTTTGCTTATGCAAAGTATGTTATTGAAATATTCGGGCATGGCTTAGTTTTTTTATTACTGATTTGCAATTCCCTCCAGCGCCTGGTCAAGCTGGGCACGCTCATTCATCAGTCGTATGATTGCCTTTTTTACCTTGTCATTAAACCTGCGGTAGCCAAGCGACATATCTCTTATTGTGTACACGCTCATACCCGAGTATTGGGCAAGTGTTACGCGGTCGCCTGGTAAAAATGTCTCTGCAACTTTTTTATTTTCAGGAAATTTTATTTCCTTTTGTCGAATTTCGCTTTTCATGTATTAACTTTGTCTTGTTGTTTAATTTGGCAAATATAGTAAATAATCTATATTGTCAAGTAAATAATCGATAATAATCGATTTTTTTATGAATATTTCCGATAGGCTTCTTGAATACCTTGAATTTAAAGGCGTTACAAAGAACAAATTTTATGTTAATCTTGGATTGTCTAATGGTTTTTTAGATAAAAAGTCCAATATTGGTGCTGATAAGATCGAGAGAATAATCGAATATTACCCTGATATTAATCTATATTGGCTTATTTTAGGCACAGGGCCTATGTTGCGTGCTTCGGGAAATAAGAATGAAATTTTCTCGGGCGTTTTACCATCCGGGCCGTGTAGCCAATGCGAGCTTCGTGACATGGTAATAAAGCAGCAATCAAAAACTATAGCTTTGTTGGAGGATAAGATTAATGGAGCTGAAAGCGGCAATAGCCGCGATGTAAGGCAAACAGGATAATTAAACTATACGCACATGCCCCCTCGCCCCGCGATTAGACCATAATTTTGCAGGTAAATTTTCCACACACACACACTTTTTACTGATTTTTGGGCGTAAATAATGCTTATTTTGTTTATTTACAGTCGTTTACGTCATAATTATTCATTCGCCAATGTGTATATTTTAGGGTATTATGTGTACCTCAATCCACATAAAAGCAGTGTTTTGAGCCGCTTTTTGGGTATTATGTGTACTTCAATTGATGTTTTTTTTTTGCTTTTTGTCCGTCCATTTGTCCGTCCATTTGTCCGTCCATTCGTATTTTTTCATTTTTTTATGAGTTTTAAAAGAGTTTTTAAAAGGTTTTTAAAGAGGCTATTCAGCGCGCATTTATTCAGCAGATCACTTGTTTATTCATGGTGCAAAAAAAACGCCACAGGGGGCGTAAAATCAGGCTTTTTAGTTACATTTGTGCCGGTATCGAGGTTAATTCCAGGCATGGTTAAAGTAAACCGCAGGAATCAGCTCTATCCTGTCCCGTTAGTTAAAGCAAAACACAAGGAAATTAAACATTTCGTTTTTTTAATTAAAAGGTCTTATTTGCTCTAACTACTTGATAACTAAAAAAAAAAGGGGCTTTTTTTTTCTTTCATTTAATACATTTCGTTTTAGTGCCCATAGTTATTCTGCCCCCAAAATTTCTCCAGCCATTCATGATAAA